GAAAATTGAATGGGAGGACTTAGCATACCGCACCTACACCCCAGACTTTGTACTACCTAACGGTATCATCATAGAGTCTAAGGGTTTGTTTACATCAGAGGACAGACGTAAGCACCTGCTTATTAAAAAACAACATCCCTCCCTTGACATTCGCTTCGTCTTCAGTAATAGTAGGAGCAAGTTAAGGAAGGGTTCAAAGAGTACCTATGCATCATGGTGTGATACAAAAGGTTTCTTGTACTACGATAGGATCGTTCCTCTACCGTGGCTGAAAGAAAAGGGCAAGGCTATGAAGCTAAAGCTAATCAGTTTCCCTTATGACAAGATAGTGAGAAAGTAAATGAAAGTATCTGATATTTTATCTGACCTAAAAGAAGAAGACTTTGTGATTCGTATCACGCCGTTTCACGAAGACGGTAACTGGGATGGTGATGTGACAGTGGGGCTGGTATCATCATCAGATAATCCTTTGAACGATGAGGACTTTGCATATCTTTCCCACTTGTGCAGCATGTTATGTTCTGTTATACCTGTCATTGAGGAAGATGAATACGTTAGAGATGCACTGCACCACTACGTACTACACAGACTGGATGATGAATTGCCTGAGAAAGAAGATGATGAACCTAAGTATACTTCCAATGGTAATGTTCTAACACTAACACTAACAACTAAGACAAGAGGTAATGCATGATGACTAAATGGGTACTAGAACAAACTGTTGATGAAGATGTAGTCAACAATCCACCACAGTATAATTCTGGTGGTATTGAATGCATTGATGCAATGAGGGCTATGTCAGAAGGATCATACGTAGAGCCACATCATGCGTACTGCTGGCAGAATGCCTTCAAGTATATCTGGCGTTGGCCTTACAAGAATGGCGTAGAAGACTTGAAGAAAGCCCGTTGGTACATTGACCGACTAATCATAGAGCTTGAGCAAGATGATTGCTAGAGTTCTTATGTCCCTAGAAATAGATGAAGATGACTATCCTGTACCAGTGGATGGTAGTTTAGAAGAAGAGATTAATGAAGCCTTGTATGCATACATATATGACATAGATGGTATTACGATAAGCAAAATGAGGATCACAACAGATGAATAGTAACTACCTACCAACAGACTACCAGACATTCATTGCTACCAGCCGCTATGCACGGTGGCTAGACAGTGAAGGAAGGCGTGAGACATGGGGTGAGACAGTTGAACGATACCTAGATAATATTATCAAGCCTGTATTAGAAGATGATAATAGCAACGGACATAATGCTGAAGTTGACTTGATCCGTCATCACCTGTTGAGCCTACAAGTAATGCCATCCATGAGATCAATGATGACAGCAGGTAAGGCAGCAGAACGTGACAATACTTGTATGTATAACTGTAGTTATCTACCCGTAGATGACCCTAAGTCCTTCGATGAGGCTATGTTCATCTTGCTCTGTGGTACGGGGGTTGGTTTCAGTGTTGAGCGTCAGTTCATCAGTAAGCTCCCTGATATACCTACCCTTTTCGATAGCGATACTACAGTTGTCATCAAGGATAGTAAAGAAGGTTGGGCTAAAGGTCTGCGTCAAGTGTTGGCTCTCCTATGGGCTGGCGAAATCCCTAAGTGGGATGTTAGTAAGGTACGTGCTGCTGGTAAAAGACTCAAGACCTTTGGTGGTAGAGCTAGTGGCCCAGCACCACTGATCGACTTGTTTAATTTTACTGTCACTACATTCAAGGGCGCATCAGGACGTAAGCTGTCCAGCATTGAATGCCATGACTTGATGTGTAAGATTGGTGAAGTAGTAGTGGTAGGTGGTGTACGCCGTAGTGCTATGATTTCATTGAGTAATCTTAGTGATGATCGTATGCGTCATGCTAAGTCAGGTAACTGGTGGGACAATGCAGCCCATCGTGCGTTGGCTAATAACTCTGTATCATATTCAGAGAAGCCTGACAGCATTGCATTCATGCGTGAGTGGACTGCACTGATGGAAAGTGGGAGCGGGGAACGTGGTATATTTAATAGAGAAGCTTCGATTAAGCAAGCAGCAAAGAATGGAAGACGAGAGACTTGCTACGAGTTCGGAACAAACCCCTGTTCGGAAATCATCTTACGGCCTAACCAATTCTGTAATCTATCTGAGGTTGTCATCCGTGCTACAGATGGTCTGGAAGACATTGCACGTAAAGTCCGCATCGCTACCATCTTGGGTACAATCCAAAGTACCTACACCCACTTCCCCTATCTGCGTAAAGTGTGGAACACGAACACAGCCGCAGAGCGATTGCTTGGTGTGTCTCTCACGGGGATAATGGACAACCCACTAATGACAATGGATAATAATGGACTATCTGATACATTGGAGTACTTAAAAGATGTTGCTGTTTCTACTAATGCTGAGTGGGCTGATCGCCTTGGTATACCTGTCGCAACTGCTATTACTTGCGTTAAGCCCAGCGGAACTGTCTCACAGTTGGTGGATAGTGCGTCTGGGATTCATGCTCGTCACTCTCCTTATTACATACGAACTGTTAGGGGCGATAACAAAGACCCTCTGACACAGTTCATGATTGATCAGGGCATCCCTAGCGAGGCTGACGTTATGAAGCCTGATCAGACCACAGTGTTTAGCTTCCCCATGAAGTCACCTGATGGTGCTGTTCATACTGCTGACATGACTGCACTAGAGCAACTAGAGATGTGGCTGATGTATCAACGTCATTGGTGTGAGCATAAGCCTAGCGTGACGATTAACGTAAAGTCAGGTGAGTGGCTTGAAGTAGGAGCCTTCGTGTACAAGCACTTTGATGAGATGTCTGGTGTATCGTTCTTGCCCTTCAGTGAGCATACGTATCAGCAAGCACCCTACCAAGACTGTACTAATGTAGAGTATCTTTACATGATAGCTCAGTCACCTGATAGCATTGATTGGAGTAAACTTTCATCCTATGAACAAACAGATAATACGTCAGGTATGCAAACTATGGCGTGTACTGGAGATGTCTGCGAGATGGTGGACATTACCTAAACCCAAGGAGTAACAATGTGTATGTATACTTAGTGGTACTAATGCTGGACGGGGGTTACTTCGTCCAAGCACCTAACGTAGTGTTTACTGATCTAGAAATATGCTTAAAGGTCAAAGCTATGAACTCTTTAAAGCTAAGGACAGAAAGTCCTACAGCATCATCTAAGTTCTATGCAACCTGTATAAAGATACCAAAGGATATTGACGCATAATGCAATTAGAACTATTTGAAGCAGTAAAGGTAGTTTGTGAAGAAGGTCTTGAGTGTAATAACTGTGGTGTTGTCCAACCTGTTCAAAACTTTCAACACATGTTGGCAGGTGAGATAAAAAGAAAGTGTAGAAGCTGTGCAAGAGAGCAGTCTAAACTTATAAAACACCTTAAGACTATCCACGCTTACCCTGACACAAACTATACATGCCCTATATGTAACCGTTCAATACATGAAGTAGGAAGGAAAGGACAGAAAATGCTACAGTCTTGGGTATTAGATCACTGTCATACTACTGAAACATTCAGAGGCTGGGTCTGTTTTAATTGTAATACAGGCTTAGGTGCTTTCAAGGATGATGTAAACAAAGTAGGCAAAGCACATGAGTATCTTAGAAGCCACCTACAAAAGCCTTGACAAAGATACCCGCTACCTATAAAGTATGTATTGTAAATAACAAAGGGGTAGGTAAAATGAACTTAGAAGAAGAAGCACTTAACTACAGTAAAGGTAAAGAGGCAGTCTTTGTTGAAAACCTAACAGGTACGTGTGAAGACTTAGAGAAACTTGTAATCTCTAGTTTAGACCCTTGTTATGAACGTAAGATGGTTGAGCAGAGGATAAGAGAAGTGTATCTTTGGGCTAAGTACTGCTCTGAGCTACACGGTGTGAAGTAAATGTTTCACGTGAAACAAAAGAAGAGGGGCAGTCGCTTTGACCGCCCCTTTTTTTATTAACCTATGGCTCTGACTCTCCTTGCGGATTCTCGTTTTTCCTTTCGTAGGAAGCTTCGTAGAGTTATTAGCTCTCTGTAAGACAGGTCAGCCACTTCTTTTTCTATACCTAGTTCTTCCAGAGCCTTTTCCATGTCAAGCATTTTAACGTCACTACCTCTTTTGCTTAACTTATACATCATCCTATAACGCCTGTCATCAGGATTGCCTGTCTTATAAAGCTCCCGTAAAGCTTTACTTTTAGCAGGGGCCAGAACTTCTTTTGTATAAGTTGAACGCTTTTCTTTTTGACTCAGGTCTTTCCAATTAGGATCATCAAGAATACGCTCAGCGTACTCATCTAAGTATTTAGTTATAACGGCATTGATCCTGTTGTCAGCTTCAGGAATAGCAGACTTGATGCCAGCCTTCCAGTTAGGTCTACCCATATCAGCAAACATTCTGGTGACTGCATTAGGTGCAGCTTCTGCCCTGTAGCCAAAGATACGCCCTATAGGTACACCTCTTGAGCCTTCCTCTACAGCACTTTGCTTGGCGAAGGCTTTCTCATCCTCACCCATGACTACCATCTCTAAGGCGTCATAGATGCTCTCAACGTAACGCACACTGTTATTGATAGCTTTGTTGCCTATCTTACGGTCTTTCTCGTTATAGGCGTCACCCATAGCCATAGCAGCAATCTGATTGAAAGGGTCTAGGGGTCTACTGAAGCCAGAAGCATACAAAGCTGCTGTTCCCCCTAGTGACTTCTCAAGGAAGTCTAAAAGTTCAGGGGTATTACCCACAGCAGCATCTTCAAACATGTCACTGACACCCTTTGCAGTATCACCTAAAGTTCTCGTCAAGTTAGCAGGGCCAAAGGTATTCCTTATATCTTCAAAAAGCTCTTTAGGTATTTCTCCATCACGTTGTACGTGTGCTGCCATGCGACCTATAGCCTTCCAGAAGCTGAACGGGAAGTCATACAGGCGTGACCTTACCTGCCCATCAGAGTCACGTTCCTGATGCCAAGCCAAGCCTTCTTCCATGTTCTTATACTCAAACTCCATATTAAGTTTAACCAGAACCATACCTGTAGCAAACTTGGTGTGTAACTCCATGATGTCTCTGTCTGACTTAGTAAAGAATTTGTGAGCATATGTTATGCCTACGTGATCTGACATGAATGCAATAGTGTTATTGAAGAACTGACCAAACGGGATCATAGCACCAACGCCGGGAATCTTACGAGCATCCTCAATGACCTTAGCTACACTCTCTACTGCACCACGCTTGGCGTTGAAGTCACCTCCACCGTAGGACTTAGAGAATACAGTACGTAACGTATCGTCTAGGGCTTTGGTTTGTACTTCAAAGAAGTCACTTCCGTTCATAAGTTGCCAGTGCTTAGGCTCCTGTTTAACCTCAGAAGTCCCTTCTTTTAGAACCTTAGCACCCTTAGAGTCTAAAACATCTACAGTTTGGCTCATAAAGTCATTATAGGATAGCTTGTACTTTAAACGCATCTGCTTATCTATGTTGTACATAAACTCCTGTGTCTTGGACGTAATGTCTACAGCCTTAACACCGTACAGAGTTTGGAACTTGTCAAGATACTTCTCAAACATCCCCGGTTTCTCTAAGTCATCAACACTAATACCTAAGTCTCTTGCTACATCCTTACTCTCTACACCACCTGACACGTAACGAAAAAGTTCTTTCTGTAGTTTAGGGTTTTGAGATAAGAAATTAAGTGTCTCTTGCTGCGTAGCAAAAGGGTTAATTAAGTTCTTTATCTTTTGTTTCTGCAAACTAAACATATGTGCAGCAAGGGATGCATACTCAATAGCACTGGTTTTATTACCCATAATATAGTCACCTAATGCTCTAGTACCATACAGTGTACCACGAATTAAATCACTACCAGATTGCATTGTACTAGCTTGCGCCCAACCTAACAAGTTCAACGCTGTAGTGCCGGGATGAGTAACTAAGGTCTTAATAAACATGGCTTGGAAACCATTTTGTTTATCAGCAAAGTGATCTCTGAGGTCTTTAGTAATTGGCGATAGTTCATCGTCTAGTATCTCCATAGGGGTTACTACACGTTCCTCTCCAAGTAATACTTTACGCTTCATAATCTCCTCACCAGTTTTAGCTAACTGAGAAAAGACTTGCATACGTCTACCTGCATCACTAGATTTAGCTGCAAGAGTATTCATGGCCTCGTCACCAAACTCTATACCCTTGAAAGTACTGTCTAGCTTTTTAAGGGTTATGTCATATAGGTTTTGAATCTCTTTTTTAACTATGCTGTCCTTATCCATTACCTTTACAGTCTCAGTAATAAAGTCAGTCAAATGTACAAAGGAGCCTTCTTCAAACTGTAGCTCAAGACCTGCCTTCTCAAAGATTTGAGATAGACCATCAAAGTGTGTAGCGTCATCCCCTGTTTTGTTACCTAACAAGAACCCTTTCAAGCCTTCTACATCATTGAGGTCAGCAGGTTTACCTGTACCTGAAGCTGTACCTAAGCGTACTTTCTCAGCCCAACGTTCAGCCGATTCACTGTTTGTTTTTACAAGTTGAGCTAGTGCCTCTTGCTTTTTTACTGCTTCCTCGTTATTTGGGTCCATTAATTCTGCTAGGCGTTTCTTGTTGGTTTTAACACCCTCTTCTCTTGCCCTCTTTTTAAATCCTGCTTCAGCCATAGCTGTGTGATCAAAAAGATCAAAGGCTACAGACTGAGGCAATAGCCCATCCCTGCCAGACAAGAAAGGGGCAGCGCCTGCCAGCTTATAGCCAAAGAAACCCATGCCAGCTATCAGTGGTGCATTAAGATAACTAAACTCATCCTGAGAGCCTACACCCATCAAAGACTTCTGTTGAATAGAATCAATAGTAATACTTGCAAACGCATCTGCACCAAAGCCTACTTTAAGTCCTAGCTTACCTTTATCTGCTAGGACTTAAAGTAGGCTAGGACTTAAAGTAGGCTTTGCTGCCTCTGATGTTATCTTAGCAGCACTACCAGTAGCAAGCTTACCTGCGCCAAAGCCTACAAGGTTAATAG